TTGGGATGCTACAACTTTTCCTTGGTTTGAAACTGAACTACCAAACAAAGATTATTACTACCAATTGCAAGGGTATATGTGGTTAACAGGAAAAGACGAATCACTTTTATGCTATTGCCTAATTAATACACCATTTCAAATAGTTGAAGACGAAGTAAGGCGTGAACATTGGAAACAAAACCTAATTGATGAAAGTTTAGATTTAAGAGATTTTGTTCAGGCGAAACATAACTTTGACCATATACCAAAAGAAAAGCGTTTAAAAGTCTTTAAAATAGCAAAAGACGAAGAAGTAATTGAAAAGATTAAACAACGAGTAGAAGAATGTAGAGTATATTATAACAATTTAATTAATGAATTATGAAAGAAGATTTAAAAGTAATGGGTTACTACAAAAACACGACCCGAGAGCAAATAGTACAAATCAAAGACTTTAAAAAGGATAAAGTTTGGTACGAAACAATAAGACAATATGAAACAAACCCTATAACAGAGTTCTGTTGTTCGGTTGAAAGATTTAAACGATTATATATTAAAACAAAGTAAAAATGGAAAAGAGAGACAACAGCGGAGCGTTATTTACTAACGACAAAAGAGAAAAGGAAACGCATCCGCATTATCAGGGTAAAGCTACAATCAATGGAGTAGAGTATTATGTTTCAGCATGGGTAAAAGACGGACAAAAAGGAAAGTTTCAAAGTTTAAGTTTTAAACCTGTACAAGAACAAGCAAAGCCAACAGCTGGAAAACCAAGTTATGGCAAGGAGTTCGATGACTTTTTAAATAATATATGAATTACGCAGCACAAGTATTAAGCGAAGCAAATGAAGTAACACGGGCAATGGTTAAACAATACCTACAAAAACACGAATTAAGCCTTAACGCTTTTTCTAAGTTAGTAGATATAAGACAACCTAACTTACATAAATTCATGAGTGGAAGTAGTTTATCCAGTAGGTCAATAGAAAAGCTGGGTGAGTTTTTTAGTAAATAAATTTAAGGCGGAACGTAAAAAATTCCGCTTTTTTTTATTCTTTTTGTTGTTATATTAAAAAGTATTATTATATTTGTTCAACAATTAAAACTAACAATTATGAAAAACTTATTTATGAATTGCCCTGAGTGTGGTGGAGATGGTTATGTAACGATCGATTTAAACGATACTCATATACCTTATGAACAAAACCCAGTTGACTTTACTTGTATGTCATGCGACGGTAAAGGAGTAGCCTTAGACAAAGAAGAGGTTGAAGACCGTATCGGAATAGTTGACGATATGATACAAGGAATGCAAACACGAATGAGAATGTTAAGCGACTTTATTAAAACAGCAAACAAAGGTTACTTACCTAATTTAGCGCAGAAATACACGAATAGGTTGGAGCTTTGTTCGCGTGGTTTAGGTCGTTTGTTGAACTATAAAAGAAAATTGCATAACTTAGTCGGAAATTAATGATATGAATTTAGTTTTTTTAGTAGCAGTTGCGTGGTGGTTTGTTAAATTTGAACCTTTGCAGCTGCTTTTTGATTTTATATTTACCCAATTAAAAGTTAGTCATCTTTCAAATTACGTTCATTCGTCTTTAGGGTGTTGGAAATGTTGGTCATTTTGGCTAACATTTTTTTATTTAGGTAGTTTTCAATTAGCTTGTTTAGCAGCTTTAACCGCTTTTATTATTGATATATGTTTGAACAGGTTGAACGCGAAGCAATAAGCGAAATAAACGCATCTAATGACGTTATTAAGTATTCAAAAGTCAGTTTAAATAAGCTGAAGAAAATTAAAGAACTAAAAACGGGAAAAAAAGATAGTGAATGTTTCTGCTCCAATGTTAGAAGGCGTGTTTGGTTCAAAGATTTTATGTCGTGGTTTGAAAGCAATTCTTGACGGCTACATAAACACGAATTACGCTGAGATTAGAAAATACACTAATTATTTTTTGGTGCGAATGAATAGCACTATAACAGCCGACGTTGTTATTAACAATGCTTACATATATTTAGTAAAGTTAAACCCCGATTTAAACACGGAAAACGAAGTTAAAAGCTATCTTTTAAACACTATCAAAAAGCAAGTTATTTGGAAAACATCAGTAAGTAATTTAGAAGAGCAGGTTAATGCGTTACAATACGAATTGAACGAAACAAACGACGATTCAGATTTAATATTTAAAATAGAACAGGAAAAAAAATACCAACTTGAGAAATCCTGCATTGAAATATACAGAAACACGATTGAAGATAGAATTAAGTTAATTATATTTGAAGCATACTACGAGAAAGGATATACGACAGCCAGAGCAATGGGTAAATATTTTGACTTGCCATTTACGACTGCTCACTATTGGATAAAAGAAATTAAAGAAGATTTAAAACGAATAAAACTTGAAAATGAAAATTAAAGACGAACACAAAGGAAAAATCATTATTAAATATGATTCCGTATTAGGACAAAGACGAATCGAAGTCGATAAACTTGACCCTAAACGATTCAAATACTATCAGTCAATCGGACTCGGTTACTTATTTGAACCTGAAGCAATCAGTTACACAGGCATTGAACAAGAAGAAACCCAAGAACCAACCGAAGAAAAGCCTAAAAGACGAAGAAAAAATGCCAAATCCTAATCCTAAAGAAACAAAAGACGAATTCATTAAACGTTGTATGAGCAGCGAAAAGGCTAATAGCGATTATCCTGATAACGCTCAAAGATATGCCGTATGTAATTCTATTTGGGAAAACGATAAAACACAAGGGTTAACGAATTATCGTCAATCATTCCAAAAGACCTATAACGATTACCCAGAACAAGCTACTGAAAACGCAAAGATCGCATTAAGATATGCTGAAGAGTTTGGGTGGGGAAGCTGCGGAACTCCTGTTGGAAAAGCAAGAGCAAATCAGTTAGCAAAAGGCGAACCAGTAAGCGAAGATACTATTTCAAGAATGGCAAGTTTTGAGCGACATAGACAAAATTCACAAAAAGAACTTGGAGATGGCTGCGGACGTTTAATGTGGCTTGCTTGGGGTGGTGATGCTGGGATAGAATGGGCGCAACGAAAACTTGAACAAATAAGAAAGTGAACCAATTATATCTAAAAAGCGATTATTACATCGTATTTATGAATCCAAGTAAACATAAGAGCGAATGGAATTCTTTACGCTTAATAATGCAAGTAGCAGAAATAAACTACTGTGTGTTCATAGATTACAAGTTATACGCTTTAGAAATACACGCAGTAGAAAAACACGAATTCGATAGTTATAAATATAACCCTAATTAAAATGCCAAAACCTAAACTAATAGAAACACCCGAAAAACTATATTCTTATTTTGAAGACTATAAAAAATACATAAAAACGAACCCAAGAACTATTGACAAAGCATTACAAAGTGGTAAAATAGCAAAAGAAACATTAAGAGTGCCTTTAACAATGGACGGGTTTGAAGTATTTTGCTATCAAAAAGGCTTTACAGTTGAACATTATTTCAGAAATAGTAATGATTCTTACGGCGAATATTGCACTATCTGTTCATTAATAAAGAAAGAAATAAGAGCAGACCAAATCGAAGGCGGTATGGTAGGTCAATACAATCCAAGCATAACACAACGATTAAATAACCTAACTGAAAAGACTGATATAACATCAGACGGCAAATCACTAAGTGAAATAAAGGTTAATATCATTAAATCAAATCCCACTACTGAAACCGAATTGTAAACCAATATACGGGGTGAGTATTCCGAAAGTGTGCAAAATGTAAGCAAATGGAACTAAACAGCACAATTATATTTGAAAAGAACTTTAACGCGCTCCAAGATAACGGGGTGCGTTTTGTTATTAATGAGGGTGGAAGCCGAAGCTCCAAAACTTATTCGCTTTGTCAGTTGCTAATCGTTTACGCTTTACAAAACCCTCAAAAGGTAATTAGTATAATCAGAAAGACATTTCCAGCGTTACGGGCAACGGTAATGCGTGACTTCTTAGAAATCTTAAAAGACTTAGAAATCTACTCACAGGAACGACATAACAAGTCAGAACACATATACACGTTTGAAAATGGTTCGATTATAGAATTCTTTTCAGTTGACGACGAGCAAAAGATACGAGGGCGTAAACGTGACATCGCATGGTGTAATGAAGCGAATGAACTTTATTACGATGACTTCACTCAATTGAATATGCGAACAGAAAATAAACTAATATTCGATTATAACCCGTCTGAATCTTCAAGTTGGCTTTACGAACTACCTAAACACGAATCCATTTTAATTAAGTCTACGTATCGCGATAACCCTTTTTTACCAGATAGTATAAAGAAACAAATTGAAGACCTTAAACGAACTGATGAAGCGTTATATCAAATTTACGCACTCGGTGAAAAGGCGGTCAGTAAATCAAACATTTATTCGAATTGGACTTTCTTAAACCACCGACCCTCAAAGTTTGTGAATTTTGTTTATGGTTTGGATTTCGGTTATAATCACCCCACCGCATTAGTTCGGGTTTATTGGTGCGACAAAGATATATTTATCGAAAAGGTAATTTATGAAAGCTATTTAACCACTACGAACCTGATCGACAAAATGAATGAGTTAGGCATAGAAAAACACGTAACCA